ATTGCGCCGGTTTTTCCTGCTGCAGGGTTTTGGGTTTTGCCATGGGAAGTTGATCCAGTGAGTGCGTAGCGACTGCGCCGCTTTTTGTCCGTGTTGAGGGGTTCGTACTGCAGGGCGTGCATGACAGCCCAGGCTACGTCCGCGTGACCGGTGGCGTCGGTTCGCGACGCGCTGTAGGTCACCTGGCCGCTGGCGGTTGTGCCGCGCTTGATTGTCAGGAAGGCCTGAGCGATATCATTCCAGCCGGCGTCCCATTCGATGCGGCTGCCCTGAATGGTGTCCTGCGCCTTGAGCACCAATAGGTTCTTGGTTTCCAGGCTGTAATGGATCGAGGTGGCGCGGGGGTAGAAGTCCCGCACCAGGTCGAACACGCCATAGCCGATGCCGGTCGTGTCGATCCCGATGTGCTGGACGTTGAATCGCTCGGTCAGCTTCTTGACCTGCTCGGCCTGGTACTTGAACGACTGGCCCCGCCAGCTGTACTTCTCCAGGATCCGGAACTTGCCACCGTTCTCCAGTGGCGGCGCGATGACCACGCAGGTGGCGTCGTCGCGGGTTCGGCTTGGGTCGTAACCAATCCAGACCGGGCTGTTGCCATAAGGGCGCGGGTCGTCCGGGTCGAAGTCGGCCCACAAAGACAGGTCCGAATAACAGCGCTCCAGATCTGCCAGGGAAAACGCGCTTTGGCTGCTGTCGATGAATTTGCACATGAACAGCTGCTGGAATTTGTCGTCGTCGTACTCCAGCTGCAGCTGCTCGAGGTCGAACAGATCGCAGCCGCCGGCGATCGCGTCCAGGATGGTGATGACCTTGCGCCACTGGCCGTCCGGACACAGCGCGCCCGCCGATATTTGCTTGTCGCTCGGCCACGGCTCTTTTGTGTTCTTGCGTTTGCTGTTGCGGAATTTCTCGCCTTGCCAGAACGGATAGGCCTGGTGCGATACGGCGCTGGGCGTGGAGAAATAGGTTTTGCGCCACTTCTTGTGGGTCGCCATGGCGCTGGCCACGGTGTTCAGTTTCTCGAAGTCGCGGATCCAGAAATATTCGTCAACGTACACATGGCCATGGTGACCCTGCGCAGTGCTGCTGTTAGTGCTGAGAAAGCGCAGCTCGGCCCAGGGCTTGCCGTCCTTGCTGAGCACGATCGGGTTGCCGGTCAGCTCCAGGCCAAACCATGCCTGGGCGAAGGCGATGATGTAGCTGCGGAAAATCTCGGACTGGGCGCGGCTGGCCGACAGGAACACCTGATTATCACCGGTCAGCACCGCATCCATGAAGGCTTCGCCGGCGAAGTAGTAGGTCAGACCCACCTGGCGGCTTTTGAGGATGTTCCGGATCCTGGCAGTGAGCGGGTTTTGTTTGGCGGCAAACAGCTCTTTCTGGTAGCCGTACATTTTGCTGATGAACTTGTCGAGGAAGTCCACCTCGCGCAGCTCGCTGACGTCGTTCTTGACCTTCTTTTCCCGCTTCTTGCCGTCGCGCTTGCCACGCTCGCGGCGATCGCCACGTTGATCATCGCGGCGATGGCCATCGTCGTCCTGTTCATCGCGTACCGGTGCAGCAGCAGGCTTTGCGCACTGCTTGGCCAGCCGCTCGCGAACGGTCGTCAACCTGTCCAGTTCGTCCAGGTCGCCTTTGGTCAGCGAGTCCGTTTTCTCCAGAAGCAAAGTGATCCGCCGGCTGACGGCGGTCAGCGGTTCTTCGTCCGTCAGCATGTCTTCCCAGCCACCGACGCGGATCCAGTGATACACGATCCGAATGTTGGGCAGGTTCAATTGCGCTTGAATTTCCTTGGCCTTGTGACGGCGCAGAAACAAACGTTTGGCGGCTTCTTTGACTTCGGTTGAGTAGTACATGGGCCGCAGTCTATGCGGCGAAAAGGCGGAAAACGTGCAGTTAAATTTCGCGTTTCTCCTATAAATCGAATATCGGAGAAACGCGAAAGTAAACCGTTTGTTGGAGGCGTTGCGGCTCCCTATCTTGGGGCCTCAACTTACCGATGAGCGCAGTTCTTCCCATGCCCCGTTCCCTTGTCAGCTTCTGGAAACGCGTCGCCACCAGCGGCCCTACCGTCGATGGTCGCGTCATCACGCCCCAGGAACTGCGTGACATCGCCGAGACGTACAGCACCGCCACTTACACGGCCACCATCTGGTCCGAACATGACCGCTGGCCAGGCTCCTACGGCACCGTATTCGCCGTGCGTCTGATCGAAGACGTCGACGGCCTGGCGCCTGGTCAGGTCGCACTGGAAGCCCAGTTGAAACCTAACGACAAGCTGCTTTGGCTCAATGACCAGGGTGAAAAGCTCTTCACCAGCATCGAGATCACACCGGACTTTGCCACCACCGGCAAGGCTTATCTGACCGGTTTGGCCGTCACCGACTCGCCTGCGAGCCTGGGCACCCAAGAACTCTATTTCTCCCGCAAGACCGGCAAGCCCGTGCATTACGCGGCGGCTGTAGAGATCGGCCCGCTGAAAGAGGAAGAGCCGCAGGGCGACGTAGCCAAGTTATTCAGCTTGTTCACCGGCCTGTTTAAGCGCTTTGGCATTGAAGAAGTGCCTGCCGAAACCACTCCGCAAACCCCTACCGAGAGCAACCCCCCAATGGATGAAGCTACAGCCAAAGCGCTGCAGGCCTTGATCGAACAGCAACTGATCGTCGCCGCCGGCATTCAGGCACTGATCGACAGTTTCGCAGAAGCGCCTCCTGAGCCTGATCAGGCTCCGATCGAAGACGTGCAGACGGCAGTCGACGGCATCGTGGCCACCGCTGAAGAAGAGAAGCAGTTGAGCCGCAACGGCGCGACCAACGCTGCAGTGCTGGCCGGCATGAACAAGCTGCAGGCCCAGTTCAGCGCGTTGCTCGACAAGCCTGAAGGCCGCCACCTGTCACGCACCACTGGTGCCGCTGACCCTAAACCGAAGCGGGTACTCTGACATGGCCCAGTCACTGAGCGCATACGGCGCGAAGATGTTCGCGGCCCTGCAGGTTTCCCTGGCTGAATCCTATGGCGTCGAGCTGGCCAGCAAGACGTTCAGCGTCGAGCCTTCGATTGCCCAGGAACTCAACGAGGCAATCACCCACAAGTCCGATTTCTTGCAGCGCATCAACGTCATCGGCGTGACCGAGATCAAGGGTCAAAAGGTATTTCTGGGCGTCTCTGGTCCTGTGACCGGTCGCACCAACACCAAGACCACCGATCGCGAAGCCAAGGACGCATCGGCGCTGGATGACAGCCAGTACGAGCTGTATTCCACCGAGTCTGACGTCAGCCTGCCTTACGCGAAGATCGACGCCTGGGCCAAGTTCCCGGACTTCCAGCAGCGCTATTCCGCCGCTGTGCAAAAGCAGATCGCCCTGGACCGTTTGATGATCGGCTTCCACGGTATCAAGGCGGCTCCGCAGACCAACCTCATCGAATTCCCGATGCTGCAGGACGTGAACAAGGGCTGGCTGCAGATCGCTCGTGAGCAGATCCCGGAGCAGGTCCTGAGTCAGGGCCTGGCAGCTGGCAAGATCACGCTGGGTGAAGGTGGCGACTATGCCAACCTCGACGCCCTGGTGCATGACACCAAGCAGATGGTCGATGAACGTGTCCGTGATGGCGGCGACCTGATCGCAATCATCGGCAGCGACCTGCTGGCCTCTGACAAGGCGAAGCTGTACGCCAAGCAAGGTGACGTGCCGACCGAGAAAGAACGCATCGAGGACGCTCAGGTCATCGCAACCTATGGCGGCCTGCCAAGCTTTAGCGTGCCGTTTTTCCCGGTCAACGCCGTGGTGGTCACCAGCTTCGACAACCTGTCGATCTACTTTCAGGACTCCAGCTGGCGCAAGCAGACCGTTGATAATCCGAAGCGCTCTCGCGTCGAGGATTACAACAGTCGCAACGAAGGCTATGTGATCGAGCAGCTGGAAAAATTCGCCATGGCTGAAAACGTCGAACTGGTGAAAGCGTGAGCCTGGCACTGGCGCACAAGCGCCGCGTGATCGCCGATGGCCCTGCGGCCGTGAGCGCCGGTGCCCAGATGGCTTATTCGGCTGATACCGCGCTTTCCAGCCCCGCCAATGCCCGCAAGCACTTGAAGTTGATGGAAGACGCCTTGGCGGGCGATCTGGAGCGAATCAGCGCGATCAACAGCCGTGAGCAGCGCCAATTGCTCAAGCGTAATGAGCTGCTTCCCAAGTACCTGGAGTACGTCCAGCGGTATCGCGATTCGGAATTGAATTTCCAGAACTCGGTGCTGGTGTACGTCCTGATCTGGTTGTTCGACACCGAGCAGTTCACGCAGGGCCTGGAGCTGGCCGACTTCGCCATGTCCCAGGGCCAGGCACTGCCTGAGCGCTTCAACCGCGACATTCCGACCTTTGTTGCAGACGAGGTGATCGACTGGGCCGAGTCGGAATTCAAGGCCAGGCGCAGCCCGGAACCCTACGTTTCCAACCTGCTGCCCCGTGTCGACGGTGAATGGGAGCTGTTCGAGCGCATTCCGGCGCGCTACCACAAGTTGTTGGGAATGATCGCGCTGCACCGCAAGGACTGGCCTGTCGCTATTCACCACTTCGAACGGGCCGAACAGCTCTACGAAAGCATCGGCGTAGGGACACGCCTGGGTGACTGTCGCAAGGCGCTGGCCAAGGCGCAAGCCAAAGAAAACGCCGGCAACGGCACCGAATAACCGACTACCCCCCCCCGGCGAGAAACTGTGGATGTGAGCCAACCATTTATGGCCCTGACCCACTGAAACAGTTTTCCCGCCCCTAATACAAAAAGCCCCGCACTGGGCGAGGCTTTGTGAGGCACAGATGTTTAACGGATCACTGCGAGAGCTTATCTATCGCCATCTTCCCCTCGGGGAAGGTCGCGGTGACTTCCAAATTACTGCCTCCCAGCACGTGGACGCACTCCCTCAGTGCTATGACGTACCGGTCAGCGACTTTCAGCGCTGCCTTGATCGTCGCCACATGATCACCTTGGGTGCGCATAAACATAAGCGCCATTGCGTGTGCGTCCTCAAGTCTTCTATCGGAGAGCTGCTGCTTACGCCTGGCAGCGGTCTGGCGCGCCTTAAGACGCTCTTTCATAGAAACAACCTTTCCTTGTTCGTCGGTCATGTTGAACAGTCCTCCTTGGCTTGTGGGGAAAGTGTATGAGTTTTTCCGGAAAACCCACGGTGCTGGTAGACGAACGGATCGGGAACGATGGTTTTTGGCCCGACCTATCTATAGCCGAGTTCCAGAAAGGTTACCGCTTGCCAGCGGAATACCTGGTAGAGATGCTGGCCGCCGATCTGAACATGGCCATGGTCGAGGTCAATACCGATCTGGCCAAGTTAAAAGCGCGCTGGCAGGGCGTTGGCGTGTCCAACGTTGAATCCGCAGACACCACCATCCTGCCAGAGCGCACCTTTCAAGCCGCGACCTATAAGCGCGCCGTCTACAGCCGCGCCAAAGCCAGCCTGCTGACTCAGTTCGCCACGGTCAATCGCCGCGAAAGCGCTGAAAACGTGGGCAAGGAACTGCCAGAGCGGTCCGAAACCTTTCTCGCTTTCAGCCAGGCTGCGGTGCGCTCGCTCCAGGGCCGTGGCCGCATCACGGCGGCGCTGCTGTGATCAAGCTCAAGGCGTTGACCGCCTACCTGCTCGAGCGCCAATTGGTCGCCCCTGAGCAGCTCGACAGCTGGACCGACCAGGTGCAGGTCGAGCTGGTCTGGAAACCTGACAACCAAGGCATGCATATGGGTGACATGAATTACGGCGCGACCATCTCGATCGAGCGGTTCGCGGATCACCCTGCGCGCCTGTTTGCCCTGGTAGGCAGTTGGCTGGAAACCCACGACCAGGACCGCGACGGTCTGCCAAACGTGGTGTTCGATGTGGTCATGCTCGACAACGATCTGGCCGACGTCGACATCAAGCTGCAGTTCACCGAGGCGCAATACCTGGCCGAGGATCCTGCCGGCGAGATCGAGGCCTTTGGCAGAACCTGGTCGTTCGTACCGTTCGAACTGTGGGTGGCTGAGAGCGGCGAGGTGACCGGTCATGGCCTTTGATCTGGACATTCGCGGCATGCTCGAAGCCCAGGACCTGCTGGCTTTGATGGAGCTTCCGACGCCCAAGCGCAGACGTCTGTTGAACAACGTGGCCAAGCGCGTGCGCAGTCTGAGTCGGCAGCGGATCCGCAACCAGCAGAACCTGAATGGAACCCCGTTTGCTGCCCGCAAGGACACGTCCAAGGGCAAGAAAAAGATGGAAACCGGCCTGGGCAAACTGCTCGATGTCACCCGCTTGACCGGCACCGAAGCCGAACTGGGCTGGCGTAACACGCTGACCCTCTGGGTTGCCTCGCAGCAGCACAACGGCGTGTCCGAACGGCGCACCGCCGCGCAGATGCGCCAGTGGAACAAGGTTCCGCCGGGCACCGCCGCTACCGAAAAGCAGGCCAAGACCCTGCGCCGTCTGGGTTTCAAGACCCGTCAGGAAGGCAAAAAGACCCTGACCCGCCCATCTGTGGCGTGGATCCAGCAACACCTGAACTACGCCAGAGCGGGATTGCTGATCCGCGTCCTGGACGACGAACGAGCCGAATCCACCGGTGCGCGAAGCTGGAACATCCAGCTGCCTGCGCGTCAGTTCCTCGGTGCCAGCGACAGCGAAACCAGCCAACTGGTGAACCTGGTGCTGCAACAAATCCTTAATTCACCCCGCTAACGAGGCACCGCTTTATGGCACTCGGCAAAGTCAGCGTAAACAATCTCAACCTCGGCCAGGGTGCCGTGAGCGAGATCGAACGCTATTTCCTATTCATCGGTCCTGCCGCCAAGAACGTCGGCAAGCTGGTCCCGTTGGACACCCAAAGTGATCTGGACGTCCAGCTGGGCGTTGCGGACAGCGACCTGAAAACCCAGATCCTGGCAGCACGCAGCAACGGCGGCGATCGCTGGGCCTGCATCGCCGCTCCGATCGCAGGCGAAACCACCTGGCAACAGGCGCTTGAGAGCGCCACCCGCAGTTATTCCTTCGAGGCGGTGGTGATCGTCAACCCGGTGACCAAACAGGCCGAGCTTTCAGCGATGCACGTTGCGGCCAATGACCTGAGCAACAAGCTGGGCCGCCGCGTCTTCGTGCTGGCCGCCACTGCCGGCATTGCCCCGCAGTTGAGCTGGAGCGCTTACGTCGTCGAGCAAAAAGCTATTGTCGACGGCCTGGCTGCGCCTCGCGTTCTGCCGGTACCGCAACTGCACGGCAACAACCTGGGCGTGCTGGCCGGTCGACTGGCCAATGCCGCCGTGAGCATTGCCGACACCCCCATGCGCGTGGCCACCGGCGCGATCCTGGGCTTGGGCGCTGAACCCAAGGACATGGACGGCATCCCGTTGAGCACTGCGGTGCTTTCGCAGCTCGACGCAGCGCGTCTTTCTGTCCCGCAGACCTACCCGGACTATCCGGGCACCTACTGGGGCGACGGCAACCTGCTGGACACCCCCGGCAGCGACTTCCAGGTGATCGAGAACCTGCGTGTCGTGGACAAGGCAGCCCGCCGCGTGCGCGCTCTGCTGATCCGCTATGTGGGCGATCGGACCCTGAACAGCTCGGCCAACAGCATGGCGACCACCACGTCCAAGCTGATGGCCCCGCTGCGCGCGATGGCCAAGTCCACCAAATTCGACGGCCAGGTATTTCCGGGCGAGATCGAGCAGCCCAAGGACGGCGACATCGTGCTGACCTGGACGAGCAAAACCTCTGTCGTGGCCTACCTCAAGCTGCGCCCCCTCAACTGCCCGAAAGACCTGACCGCGAACATCGCGCTGGATCTTTCCGTTACGGATTCGGAGTAACCCATGGCCGCAAAAATTGGCGGTAAGAACTTCGACGTGAACCTGGGCGATCTGCTCGTTCACGTCGAGGCCGGCACTATCGACATCACGGACAACAGCACCGTGGCCCAGACCAAGGGTGTCCCCAATGGGCACGTCGACGGCGATGTTGCTGCAGCCGGCGAACTGGAGCTGGACACTACCAACTTCAATCTGCTGATCGAACAGGCCAAGACTGCGGGCAGTTTCCGCGAGCTGGAGCCGTTCGACATCGTCTTCTTTGCCAAGGCCGGCGAAGAGGAACTGCGCATCGAGGCGTTCGGTTGCAAGGTCCGCGTTTCCAGCCTGCTGAGCATCGATCCGAAGGGCGGGGCGAAAAACACCCACAAGGTGCCGTTCGACGTCACCAGCCCGGACTTCATCAAGATCAACGGCGTGCCATACCTGGCGGCTGCTGAGATCGAGGGCCTGACGTAATGGTCTGCCCGTTC